CTCTACTACTGACAAGAGAGATCTGATCAGGCACGTCGCTCTTTCGTCTATAAAGTCTTACAAAAAGAAGTATGGTAAGACCTATGGCGACGTCGTGATCTGCTGCGATGGTCGAAACTACTGGCGGCGCGACGTCTTTGAGCACTACAAAGGTATGCGTAAGAAGGCCCGTGAAGATTCTGATTTAGACTGGAGCATGATCTTCGACACGCTGTCTGAGATCCGCGAAGATCTTAAAGAACACTTCAACTACAAGGTTATCCACCTTGAGAAGTGCGAGGCCGACGACGTGATCGCTGTACTGACTGCTTCGACTCAAGAGTTCGGTCGTAATGAGCCAGTCATGATTGTGTCGAGCGACAAAGACTTCAAGCAGCTCCACGTGTACGACAACGTTAAGCAGTATAGTCCTATGCTGAAGAAGCAGGTAACAGTCAACAAGGGTGAGCTCCACGCTTGGTTGATCGAACATATCGTCAAGGGTGACACGGGTGATGGTGTACCTAACATCCTTTCCGACGACGACGTCTTCATGAAGGGTGAGCGTCAGAAGCCTGTCAGCGCTAAGCGTCTGCAGGAGTTTATTGAGAATGGATTCATCGCTTGCAAGAACGACACCGAGCGTCGCAACTGGACTCGCAACGTCTGTCTTGTCGACTTTAAATATATACCTGAGGCGGTCAAGGAATCTATCCTCACAGCCTATGAACAACCTGCCAAAGGTAGCAGAGCTGCGATCATGAACTATCTGATCAAGAATCGCTGCCGGTTACTGCTCGATGAGATAGAGGATTTTTAATGCGAAAATATATTACAGAAATTCTAGACGACATCAATAAAGATGTCACCGCGCTGGAGACTTATAAGAACAACGCTGCCGTAAAGACACTGTTCGAATACGCTTTTCTTCCTGAAAAGAAGATCGATCTACCCGAAGGTGATCCACCATTCAAGCCAGACCCTGGGCCACTGGGTATGACACCTGCGAACTTCTTTCAAGAGACTCGTAAGTTCTATGTCTTCAATAGGAAAGATCTACCAAAGCTTCGTAGAGAGCAGTTGTTCATTCAACTATTGGAAGCGCTGCATCCATCTGAAGCAAAAATTATCGTAGCGATGAAGGACCAAAACCTAAATAGTCTATATAACAACATCACTCATCAGGTGTTAGCACAGTATGGACTTATCCCAGAACAAAAAGAAACTCCAGATGGAGATCAGGCATCAAAAAAATCTTAGGTACGTTCTCAGCATGGAGGAAGACGCCCTCGAAGAATGGGTGGCATCCCTCCCTGAGGACGCATTCGATTATCTCGAATGGCTCATCGAAGAAACAGAATTCTTACTTGACGAAGTTATGCTTGAGACTACTGGCCTTCGTGAAGCGGACCAAATAATATCTAGGTTTACTAAGAAGAGTGAAAGTTAAAGTCTATAAGAGAGGCGTTGAAGTTGGTTGGTATAAGGACATAGTTCCTGGCGCCAATGCCGTTATCGACTCTTGTAAGTATCATAAATTCGATATTACAGAATATGAATTTCGAGACTTTGAAGACACAACAAAAATTGTGTGGAGAGGTCAAGAAAGCATGTTGAGCGATATAAATAAACAAAGCACTTAAGGAATACAAATGCATCTCTGTTCTCACATAGCCAAAAATAGTTATGACCTAAACGGTCAGGCTATTGTACGCACATTCTCACCAGAGTGGGGTACACGGGGCTAAGAGCAACAGAAGCAAGTTCTCGAGGCCCTGGAGATGAAAGTCCCAGGGCCTTGTCCTTTATGGTGTACAATAATTCGTAGATGGTATATAATATCTCTACAGTCAATCAAGTCAGATTGACAACGATCTTTAAAAATTAGTACTTTATAATTGATCCGGTGTGGTGTAATTGGTAACACTACAGATTTTGACTCTGTCATTTCAGGTTCGAGCCCTGACACCGGTGCCATAACAAAGTGTAGTAGTGTTCAGCTAGGGAAGCTGATCTTAATAGAGAGCGCCTACAAAGCTTTGGCTACTACACTTTGTTATGGTGACGTGGATGAGTGGCTTAAATCAACGGTTTGCTAAACCGTCGGTTCACGAAAGTGGGCCCGTGAGTTCGAATCTCACCGTCACCACCAATTATGGTAGGTAGCACTGGTGTGCGGCGGGGTCTTATAAACCCTGGAGACCGGTCAGATGGGCTGGAACGGAAGGGATCGTAACCCTTACCTACTACCACGGGCCTCTAGCTCATGTTGGTTAGAGCAGCGAACTCATAATTCGTTGGTGCTCGGTTCGACTCCGAGGGGGCCCACCATCATATATAATAGGAGAAAAAAGAAGGAGAAATTATGTCACATGTTCTAGCACTAGACGCATCAGGGTTACCACGCAAGTGGATCAATTATGAGAGCGCCGTATCCTATTTCACCAAAGGAATCGTAGCTTGGTCTCTTGGAGACACAATCGCTACATTTCGTGGTGGATGGCAGAAGGATGGTACTAGATCAATCGTACATACTCCTTCTATCATAGCAGTAAAGGGTAAGGGCTTCAACATTGAGAAAGCTGGAAAGGTAACTCTTTCTAATAAGACTCTCTTCGCAAGAGACAGACACATGTGTGCCTACTGCGGAAAGGTCTTTACTTACAACAACTTATCTAGAGATCACGTACAGCCGGTGTCGCGAGGAGGTCTGAATACTTGGACCAACTGCGTAACTTCGTGCGTGAAGTGTAACACCACCAAGGGTTCTCATACTCCTGAAGAGATTGGGCGGCAACTACTATATGTGCCGTACGAACCTAATCACTACGAGAACATGATTCTTCAAAACCGCAACATCCTTGCGGATCAGATGGAGTACCTATTGTGTGGTGTGCCAAAGCACTCTCGGGTGCTTATGTAGGCGTGGCAGAGAGGCCCAATGCGAGAGTCTGCAAAACTCTAAAACCGTCGGTTCGAATCCGACCGCCTACTCCACTGTATCAAAAAAGATACAGTAAAATAATAGTGTACAATAAATCGTTATTAGAATATAATTACTCATACGCTGATAAAACAGCTGTTCTTTAAAAAATCAAAAGTCCTCTATAAGTCTACGGTCAATACGGAGCATGAGGCAAGAGTGGCAAGGCTCTGTATGGAAATACGGGAGCCACCGCTAGGCGCGGGTCGAGGGGGCGCCTAGCACTATGCACGGTTCGTCTATCGGTTAGGACGCTACCCTTTCAAGGTGGAGAGACGGGTTCGACTCCCGTACCGTGTACCATATTGAAACACATTAAATCGAAAGCGTCCTTAGAACAGAAGTGACTGTCTGGTGAGCACGCAGGTAGAGAGGTGTAAAAAGCCCCCGCTTGTCACGGTTACCTCAAGTGTGTTTCAATATGGTAATAGGGTTCTGTCTCGAAAGAGAAAGGTAACGAAAGTGCCTTCCAATATGTTCGGTGGCCAACGAGCATAGATGCGGAATGTATGAGTAGAGAGGTGAACGAAAGTTTGCGAGAAAGCCCCGGTAAGGCCTAAGCATGTAATATGTACAAAGTACATCCCTGTACCAATTGTTAGTGTTATTATGGAAAATTCCTGTGATCGCAGGATAGTGAATCTGTCAATGACGTCCCTGGTTCGAAACACACGTTATACAGTTGCTCGAAGCCGAAGACCCCTTGGACGCTTGGGGAATAAGGTTAGGCGGTAAAATCAAACGGTGTACGGTGAAGGCACCTATAACGTAGTAACACTAACAATTGGAATTCTGCCTCGTTGGATCAGTTGGAGTGATCGTCTGCCTGTCACGCAGAAGGCCACGGGTTCGAGTCCCGTACGAGGCGCCATATCGAAGCATGCTCTAGGCTACTAGCGTTCAGCCGAAACTCTGTGTAGATACCTGTACGCTAGGCAGGAGGAGCAGAAACGAGGATGCTTCAATATGGTTTTGCCGCTTTAGCTGATGTGGTCATAGCAACGGTCTGAAGAATCGTGGAACCTGGTTCGATTCCAGGAGGCGGTACCATCCTTCCTTAGCTCAAAAGTAGAGCACACGACTGATAATCGTGAGACGTAGGAGCGTTACCTTCAGGAAGGACCAAAGATTATGGGTGTTGCCCCCGCCGGCGGACTGTAAATCCGTTACTCTAAGAGGTGGGAAGTCGAGTTCGTGGAGCGTTACCATCAACACCCACCAAGTTTATTCCAGTGTAGCTCAGCGGTAGAGCAGTTGACTGTTAATCAATTGGTCGTTGGTTCGATCCCAGCCACTGGAGCCAGTTTTGCCGGTTTAGCACAGGGGTAGTGCAATCGCCTTGTAAGCGATAGGTCGTCTGTTCGAATCAGACAACCGGCACCATGTTTTTGGGCTGCTAGTGATAATGGGAGCACGTCGGCTTTGCACGCCGAAGGTTGGAGTTCGATCCTCCAGCGGTCCACCAGATTTACCTCGTTAACTCAGCGGATTAGAGTACCAGGCTACGAACTTGGGAGTCGGGAGTTCGAATCTCTCACGAGGTGCCAGTTATTGCCCCGGTGACGGAATTGGTATACGTGTTGGTCTTAGAAGCCAAATTTTGCGAGTTCGAGTCTCGCCTGGGGCACCATATATAATATAGTATGACGCGGGATAGAGTAAAGGTAATTCAGGAGTCTCATAAGCTCCAGATGGGGGTTCGATTCCCTCTCCCGCAACCAATGGTTGAGTAGCATAGTGGCTAATGCACCACCTTCATACGGTGGCTATCGTGAGTTCGAGTCTCACCTCAACTACCAGTTTTACGGGGTCTAGCTTAGTCTGGCTTAAAGCGCCTGCTTTGGGAGCAGGAGATCGTGAGTTCGAATCCCACGTCCCCGACCAATCTTGCTGATGTGGCACAGTCGGTAGCGCACATCCTTGGTAAGGATGAGGTCGCCGGTTCGATCCCGGCCATCAGCACCAGCACTAAAGGAGTCTACAATGGAAAACAAAAATAAGAAAAAAATTGAAGACAATACAGATGTACAGAAAAATGAGTACTATGATATAATTTCTACTGAAGATTGTTTCGATGTAGAAGATCCTGATCCTGATAAAAGATCGTGGTATTATGATAGCTATGGTATTAAACGTAAAAAGAAATAAGCCAGTGTGGGGGAATCGGTAGACCCAGCGGACTTAAAATCCGCCGCACTTATCATGCGTACCGGTTCGAGTCCGGTCACTGGCACCAAATATCTCGCTGGTGTAATGGCAGCATACCAGTCTCCAAAACTGTTGGTTGGGGTTCGAGTCCCTAGCGGGATGCCAAAGTTAAATATGGAAGTGTGGCAGAGTCCGGTTTATTGCACTAGTCTTGAAAACTAGCGATCCTGCGAAGGGTCCGTGAGTTCGAATCTCACCGCTTCCACCAATATATAGTAACATGCGGGTGTAGCTCAGTTGGTAGAGCGTAACTTTGCCAAAGTTAAGGTCGACAGTTCGAGACTGTTCACCCGCTCCAAATTATGAAACTAGAAGAGATCGTAAGAGTACCATACACTACTCAACCTCACATGAAGAGATACGAAGGTCCGCTGTTGGTGGATCCTAATCCTCATGTGATCGAGCAGAAGCGTATGGAATTACGTAAGTGGGACTGTAGGTTGTATGGATT